TACTGAACTCGATGAAATTTTGAATAAATTTCGGGATAGCACAGCTGTTCAAAAAATAAATGATAGACAATTACATGGACTTCTTACTAAAATGTATCATAGTGGAGAAATTTCACAACATACTACTAGTGGTGGTATTATATTAAAACGAATTCGTAAACCAACTATCCTTATCCAAAGTAGAGATATTGCTGAAAATATCAATATGGATGATATTAATTCATTCATGCAATTGATTGATGAACAAAATACAAACGGAATTTTTATTTCACAACAAAGTGGGATCTCCGGTAAAAAGAATTTTCAAATCGAAGTACATAACAATAATATTATTGTTTTTGTACATAGCGGTGAGTATAATTCTTCTAAGGTATCCGTTGCTATTGATATTATTGATAATCTTAACATGAAATTCAGACAATTCAAGAGCCAACATGACGATGATTGCTCTATTCCAAAAGACGTATTGGATACGATCAATAATGAATATCAATTGTTTTTGAGTCAAAAAACCGCTGTTGTAGAACTTTTTAAAGAAAACCAGAAAAAAGTTCTCTCACAGATTGATGAGATTCGTTTCCCATCCTTAGATAAATTTTTATCTACAAAATATTCTGCACCAATCCAAAAACCGGGATTGAAGTGTGATATGTGTAAGAGTTTTAATGCCAACAACCTTAAAGCATTGGCTGCTCATAAGCGTGGTTGTGCCAGAAAACAAACCAATTCAATCGTTGTGAAATAGATTGAATTATGTGTTGCGTGTTGCATATATTGTATGTTAAATTCTCTATGTAAAACCCTTTCATAAAAACAAACAAAAAACTCTATTCGTCGTATCAATTTTTATAATTTTATTGTAAAAATTATAAAATATATCGGTTTTTATTCTTCAAATAATTTGTTTAGTTTTTCATAACTATCCGGATTATTCGATTTGCATACCCTTGCTGTACCATAGCCAATTTCACAACCATTTTGTTTTGTACAAACTTCTAGACATTGGTCTATTTTTTGAATCCATCTTATAAATTTTTCATTTACCACTTTGTTATCATCTGCCCTGATAAATGAATTTTTGTTTTCTTCCATTCTATACACAATCAAGTGTTTTGTTTTTATGTGTTTTTATAAATAAATCAATATTTTTGTATATTTTGTTTTATTATTAGTAATTATATAGATGTCGGAATCTACTTTACAACCGATTGATACGCCCAGTTCAACACATAATAAACGAAATTTGACAGATATTTCTTCAAATTTCGTTTATTATGCATCATATAACAGGTCAATGATTATACCAATATTTTTGAAACCATGTAATGTTTTGGATGCTAGTAGTTATTAGTGTTATTTCAATTATAGCTGTATTTTTTGTGATCATTTATGCGTTTGTTTAGACAAATTATTTTCTTCGTTATACCTTTATTAGAAGAAAACCTAGATAAATTAGGTGATTTTTCTTGGGGACAATTATCAGAAAATCCAAATGCGATACATTTATTAGAAAAAAATCAAGATAAAATTAATTGGGATGGCTTATCATGTAATCCAAACGCTATACATTTATTAGAAAAAAATCAAGATAAGATTAATTTGGTTGGATTATCATTAAATCCATCTATATTTGAAAGAGAATATCAATATGAATATGAAGCAATGAAAAAACGATGTCTTATTTACAAAGAAGAATTAATACAAAAAACAATGCATCCTTCAAGAATTCAAAAATATTTAGTTATGGGAATAAGCATTGACGAATTAGATAATTATTTATAATATAATGGGCGTTTTAAATGAGAAAAGGTGTAAAAATAAATTAGCATCTTTCAATATTCAATGTTGAGAACTTGTACGTACAAAAATCTATTATTTTTTATAATATTCTTTTATTATTGGGTTATGTCTAACAAAATCAGTGTCTATGTCGAAATCGAAAAAGATACCAACATAAAATATGAATTTGATAAAAAACTAAAAAATCTAATTGTTGATCGAATTTTACCAGAACCGTATCGATATCCATACGCATATGGATTTATTCCAAATACTTTGGCTATGGATGGCGATGATCTCGATATTCTTATTATTACTGATAAACTTCTAAAAAATGACTCTTTTTACGACGTTTTTATCATCGGGGTTCTCGTTATGGAAGATGAAAAGGGAATGGATGAAAAGATTCTTTGTGTTTTAGAAGATGACTATGCAAAAATACAAAATATAACCGATTTAGATGAATCTATTCTTGATAAAATACATTGGTTCTTTTCAAATTATAAAAATAATCAACAGGATAAATGGTCTAATGTTATTAGATACGATAATCGAGAACATGCTATCAAACTACATAATAAATCAATCATAAAAACAATATAGACTTTTATTTTTAATATAATATAATGAAAACTATTTTCAGTATATTTTTTTTTACCGTTTTTTGTAGTGGTGTTGTTGATGGGTTCTCATTAGCATTTTCACATGTTTCTTTTTCAAGACCTGGTGAAAATTTAAATCATCTTCGTAGATATCCTATTTCCAAATACAATAGACAATGGTATTTGAATAATTTAAACAATGATAAAAATTCATCTATGTATGAGAACATCAAAAGAATCGATGATAATGAGATCGATAACTATGAATTTATTGATAAATTTATTAAAAATAATTTTAATTCTACCAATAACAATGAAAATATAAACAAAAATCAAAACAAACACAATACACCATTACCCGGAAATATTCGAATTATTATGAACAAAGAAGCTATTTTACGGTTATCAAATCAATTCCAGCAAAATTTTGAAAACAGTCAAAATGAAGGTGACGACGATGATGAACCTAGAGAGCCTAGAGACCCTAGATTCTATGGTAATCCATACCGTGAAAAATCTTCCAGAAACAAAAAATCCAAGAATTTTGAAGTTATCACCGATAATAATATCAATTTCAATGATGTCGGTGGCTATGATAACATAAAAAACGAATTATATCAATGTGTTGATATCCTTTCCAATTATACAAAATATGCCCCTTATAATGTTCGTGTTCCAAAAGGTCTCATTTTAGAAGGTCCGCCTGGTAATGGTAAGACTCTTATTGCAAAAGCCCTGGCCGGTGAAGCCAATTGTAGTTTTATCGCTGTTAGTGGATCAGAATTTCAAGAAAAATATGTCGGTGTTGGCTCAAGTCGTATTCGAGAACTTTTCAAATTAGCTAAAGAAAACATCCCATGTATTGTGTTTATTGATGAAATCGATGCATTAGGGCGCCAGCGTTCTAGTGATGGTGATACTTCAGGAAATGAGCGTGATAGTACTCTCAATGAATTATTAGTTGCGTTGGATGGTTTCAAAAATACATCGGGCATCTTTGTTATCGGTGCTACAAATCGTGCTGATTTATTGGATAGTGCTCTTATCCGCCCTGGTAGAATCGATAAACGTATTTTTATTGGTAATCCTGATAAAAACACTAGACGTGCCATTTTGAATATCCATTCTCGTGGTAAGCCCGCTGATAGTAGTATTGTTTTTGATGATATTATTGAACTTACCAATGGTCTTTCTGGTGCTCAAATTGAGAACCTCGTTAATGAAGCTATGTTAAATGCTCTTAGAAATGATAAAAAGAAATATACAATTGATGATTTGGAAGAAATTCTCAATAAAATGATGGTTGGCTGGCAGCCTAATGAACATCAATATACTACTGCGCTCATTGATCAAATTGCTATCCATGAATTAGGACATGCCGTTGTCGGATTATTATCCAAACATCATGCCAAAATGACAAAAGTTGTTATCAATTTATCATCACCGAAAAACCCTGCTTATACTATTTTTGAGAACTCGAATAATAATATTCTCACTCGTGAAGCTCTTTTCGAACATTTGATGATTTTATTAGCAGGTAGAATTGCAGAAGAAGTAGTTTATGGAGTTTCTGTTAGTACAGGTGCTATCAATGATTTTGAAGAAGCTCTTAAGTTGGCACAACATATGGTTTGTTATTATGGTATGGGTAAAAAACTCATTTATCCTAGTATGAGTGAGAAATACAAAGAGATGATTGATACCGAAGTATCCACACTGATTAGTGATGCTTATGGATACTCCGAATTTATTATACGTAACTCAAAAGATCTTATTATGGAAGGTGCGGAAATTTTGAAAAATGATAAAGTTTTGAAGTCGGAAACATTGTTGAAATTGATGAATGATAAATATAAAAGTGTTCTTAGTCTGAAACTTTGAGAACATTGATATAAAATATGCGTTATTTAATTACATTTATAAAAATGTAATTAATTTTTTTATGATAATAATATATAATGACAACTATTACATCAATTAATATTGATGAATTAAGAAATAATCAAAGCATTATCATTGATGGTAATAATATATCTTTTACTGATTCTTTTCATGTTGATTATACTACAACATCTTTAGACGTAATAAATTACGCACATCTATTTTCTGTATCTGATAGTTCAGGTTATTACCATAGTACTTCATTATTTGATCAATCAGGTAATAATTCATTATCTTCAAATAGCACTATAACGTTTAAATTAGATGTTTATGATACTGATGTAGATAACAGTGGAAACTTAATAAAAACTGAATCATGGACTCTGAACGTGGTTGTTGATCCTGATAATAGCGGTGGTGGTGGTGGTGGTGGTGGTGGCGGTGGCGGTGGGTTTACACCTAGCAATGATACTTCACTTTCTACATTTACTATTGATGGTTCTACAGTTAGTGATGGAAGTACTGTTAATAAACCTTATGGTACTAAAAGTGTTACTGTTGTTGCTACACCTACATCTAATTTTGCATCTGTAGAGGTTACAGGTAATGATTACTTAAATTTAACAACAGGTGATAACTACTTAACATTTACTGTTACTGCACAAGATGGTACTACACTACAATACAATGTTACTATTAATGTTGCAGAACCTAGTAATGATATTTCACTTTCGGTATTTACGATTGATAATAGTCCTACTGAAGATAAAGCTTATATAACTGAATCTTCAAATACTACGAGTGTCTTTGTAATTGCTACTCCTACTGATACTCATGCGACTATCAGTAATAATAATTTTTTAACAGGTGATTACTTTAATTTAACAACAGGTGAAAACTACTTAACATTTACTGTTACTGCAGAAGATGGTACTACACAATATAATTATAGTGTTACTATTAATGTTCCAAATGATAATAGTGGTGGCGGCGGTGGAGATGGAGATGGAGGTGATGGCGTAGGTGGGTTTACACCTAGCAATGATACTTCACTTTCGGTATTTACGATTGATGGATCTACAGTTAGTGATGGAAGTACTGTCAATAAACCTTATGGTACTACAAGTGTTACTGTCAATGTTGTACCTACTTCTAATTTTGCATCTGTAGGAACTATTACTGGTTTTGAAAATTTAGAAACAGGTAGTAATAATTTAACATTTGTTGTTACTGCACAAAACGCTAATTATACAGAACGTTATGATGTTACTATTATTGTTGCAGAACCTAGTAGTGACAAGTCACTTTCAGTATTTACTATTGATGGATCTACCGTTTCTAACGGTGGCACTGTTAATAAACCCTATAATACTACAAGTGTTACTGTTGTTGCTACACCTACTTCTAATGTTGCATCAGTAGGAACTATTTCGGGTGATACTG